CGGGGCTCCGCCATAGCAAAATGGCAGAGTCGAAGGTTTGTGGTACCCTTCGCACAGTCCCACCACCGTATGGTGATAGCGTTATTCACTGTGATTCTGACAAGGGGGCGAAAGCTCTCGATGTCAGAGTTGCGCGTTGCCTGAAGAGGATTCTTCAGGCGGAGGCGGCCGAAGTCTCGGCCGCCGCTGCTCAACTCTTGGAGAGTTTCTTGTGGACTTTCCTCGGGTGGAACGGGAACCTGTCGGTCCGTGATTTTGAACGATTCACGGCGTCACTGCGGGAAACTGCAGTGATTCTCGACGTCCTGTCCGATGAGAAGGATTCGGCCCAGACTTTTTGCAAAAGCTGGACGAACTATCTCATGTGTCGCGTTACCGGTGATCAAACCGGTTCCGCGCCACGGCCCAAAGAACCCTTGTTTGTGGGTTTTGCGTGGCGGATCGTGAAACGCAGGCTTGCGCGCCGCGATGCCTCCTTCTTCTATTCACTCCTCCAAGCCAAAAGATTTTGGCCCAGGTTGGGTGATGTGAAGTATTGGGAGAACATCAAGGATGCGAAGGCCCGCCTTCTCTTTCCGCCTGCCTCGAAAGCATCTGAGGAAGTCCAGGAATGGATCTCGAATACGGCCTTGGCCGTTTTCATGAACCTTCCGGAACCTACTAAGATGGCTCCGAGTCCTTCGGCTTGCTACCAGGCGACCGTCAGAGATGGCGGCGCGTATAGCTTATTTAAGCCTATGGAAAAACCGGTTCTCGAAACAGAACATCACAAGCAAGGTAGCCTGCGGGTTCTGACGACGACTTACGAGAGTTATCGCCGTGACACGTTTGAATCTTCGTCCGAGGGGTGTCAAAGCCTCTTGGACGGAACCGACTGGATTCGGGGATCAGTTCAACTGATTCCGGAGCCCAGCAAGTTCCGCGTGATCACCAAAGGAGATGGGATGATGTACACCTTCGTGCAACCGCTGCAAGGTCAGCTTCTGTCGGCGTGGAAACGCAGACCGGAGTCGACTATGCGGGAGGAGGTTGATGTACAAGTTCGATCCCTCTGTTCGAGCCCCGGCGAATTCTGGAATTCCGGGGACTTCAAGGCAGCTACGGACACTCTTGATCAGAAAGCGGTCCTCGCGGCAGCAGCCGCTGTGGACGTACGCTCTCGGACCGAGATTTGTACGCGTGCCATGATGCCATCTGTGTTGGATTTTCCGGACGGGGATGAAGGATTGCAGGTCGGAGGTCAGCTCATGGGTCACCCCTTGAGCTTTCCTCTTCTCTGCGTCATCAACCTCGCCTGTTACCGACTCGCTGTTTGGCGGTGGTGTCGGCGGACCGGCCAGCGTGGCCTGTTTCGATCCAAGTCGCGGCAGGTGCTTGTTAACGGCGATGACATTTTGTTTCGCTGTGACATGCTCCTGTATACGATCTGGAAAGAGACAGTCGAAGAGATAGGCCTGATTATTTCGCCTGGAAAGAATTATCTCTCTCGTGACTTTGCAGTGATCAACTCACGTCTATACTACGCACCTGATAGTGCGCGGTTCCGGCGTCTCGGCTATCTGAACTTGAAACTCGTAAAGGGTTTCTCGCTCAAGACGGGCGAGTCGCAGGCGACGCCTGAGATGATCGGCAAAGATTTGAGTGAGATGTGTCGCTATTGTCCTCAATCGGTCGGGACCATTCCGGCGGCCTTCCGTCGTTTTCGGACGAACGGTTGGCAGCCGAATTGGTACCTTCCGGTGACGCTCGGCGGTTACGGCGTTGATCCAGTGTTTGCACCGGACAACGTCCGAATTGCCTTGCCTCAGAGGAGAATGGCGGCATTCTTCCGGCTGAATCCTCAGCTCAAACTCTATCGAAACATCGGTCCCAAGCAACGGGGTTTGCTGTCCGAATATAAGTGGTTCTTGAACGCTACCTGGAAACAGGAGGCGTCCGAGATCGACGAAAGTTGGATAGCTCGACTTGCGCAGATTTCGTTCGCGATTAACGGCCCTGACTTCGGCTCGCCTGAATTTCTTCAGGCGTGCTTTAGAAAGAGTCGCTCTTTGCGTCCTATGTCTTTGCGGTCGATCCTCGAGGCTTGGAACGATGTTGCTGTGCTGGGCGGTCTACCGACTTGTCCCGCTTTGCAGCGGATGCGGTATCGGAAAATGGGGTTCTCTGCTTTATCGTCCAAAA